GGCGAGAATGCAAGATCCTAAGAACCGTCAAGCATCTGTTGATATTGCAGAGGAATATGGTGTTGGTAGTGAGGGTGTTAAATCGAGTCAGAATGGTTTGGTTGAAAATTGGAATATGAAACAAAGGAAGGTTATCTCAGCTGCGAAGGAAGCATATAACTGGGCACTAGATAATGGTATCGCAAAGGAACAGGCACGTGTGGTGTTACCCGAAGGTAATACGTGTACTACACTGTACATGGCAGGATCTTTGCGTTCTTGGATTCACTTCTGTCAGTTGCGTATGGGTATCGAAACTCAGAAGGAACATCGTATTGTTGCGGAACAGTGTTGGGAACATATCAAAACACATTTCCCTGATATAGCAGAGGCGGTAATGGAAAATGAGTAAATATAGTTGTCCAGTAGTATTGGATGAAGAAGGACATCAATGCATTGAGTTTAGTGATGAATTAATGGAAGAACTTGACTTGAAGGTAGGGGATGTGATACAATGGGATCTAACAGAAGAAAGTGGTTCTTGGATTTTAAATAAAGTAAAAAAGGTAGGAGAAGAAAATGAAGAAGGGTGATATCGTTACAGTGATGACGGGTGTAGGTGAATATATTGCACGATTGGATCGAATTGATGCAGGTGCGGTACATGTACAAGACCCACGTCTTATTGTACGTGGTGAAGATGGTACGATTGGTTTCGGTCGTGGTGTATGTATGTCTGCTGTTGAAAATCCAAAGACTTTGACGTTTAGTGATGTTATTTTCACTGTACCGACAAATGAGTCTTTTGAGAAAGCATGGATCGAAGCTACTAGTGGCATTATAATTTAATGTCTGAAGTAACTATTCGGAACAAAGAACTCCTAGAGACCCTTGACAGTTTTGTCGAGGATTTCTTTAGTCGTGACTATTCTAGTACTGACTACCAAGTGTATAGTGCAGAAGAAGATAAGACTAATGGGGAGTACTTTTGTTCCGAAGAGTACTTGACAGAGTGCCTGTCACGTGATACACTAGTAGGTGTACCAGACAGACATTTTGCACAACCTATCTCTAAGATGGTTCGTGCTCAACCCAAAGTCTGGTCGGATTATATGAAACGTGTCAAGTATGATTTTGCAGCCGATATCGGTGCACATACTTCTGCACTATTATCATATTATCCGCCTGGCGGGTTTGTTGGATGGCACACTAACTATGACGCATCTGCGTATCAAGTATTATTCACTTGGTCTAAGAGTGGCAATGGATACTTCAAGTATCGTGATAATGATACGGGTGAGATAGTTACCTTACAGGACGTGCCGGGATGGCAATGTAGACACTACTACTTTGCTCCCGAAGATGAACCTAAAGATCTCTGTTGGCATTCTGCGTATGCAGGAGAAGACAGAATTACACTCGCATATAAGTTTTGCGGGTATGGAAAAAATGATCCTCGTGACCAACAGGCACGAGACTTACGTGATTTATTAATTGAGGATATTGAAACAGAATGATTACATTGACCCCCGAAGATAAAAAGAAAGTTGCAGGTGCGATTAAAGAACTATCTGATAGTATGACTCGCATTGATGCAGAGAAAGACTTGATTAAAGATATCGTTCAAGTTACCTTTGAGAATCATGGTGTGGATAAGAAACACATCCGCAAACTTGCAACCATCTATCATAAAGCAAACATGGCCGAAGTTCGTACCGAGTACGAAGACCTTGAAGCATTATATGAGGAGTTGTTCTAATGGCGGGTTCTGAATATTATGGAGATGTTACCGTAGGTGGTCGCAGTCTGAATGATGCGACTCCTTCCGAGTGGGATCAGGCATACGAGAACACTAAATTGTCTGTAGAGGATATCACCTATGTTGGTGATAAAATCAGTCCCGATCCCGACAATGTTCCTCCTTTGTTCACTGGCACGCGTTGGAATGATCCTATGTTCAAATGTTGGAATGAGTATACGGATGATATTGATTACAAGTTCCGTGAAAGAGAACTGATCGAAGAGTTTAGGAAATATATAGATACTACTTACAGTGGACACTATGGTCAAGGGGGTCTTCAATCATCTGAAGTCATCGTTGATCGTGGTCATGGTATGGGATTCTTTGCTGGTAATATTGACAAGTATAATGGTCGATATGGCAACAAGGGAGAGAACCCTGCTGACTGGCGTAAAGACATTATGAAAACAATTCATTATGGTTTTCTGAAGTTGTTTGAACACGATAGGATTCATGGGAATAATGGGAATACTACTGACTAATGGTGACTCGTTCACCTATGGCGATGAACTAGAGGGAAGTCGATCTCCGAATGGGATCGACACCCACCATCGTCACACATACACACACAAATTATCAGAGAGATTGCATCTCCCTTATGTGAACCTTGCAGAGAACGGTTCTTCAAACGCGAAGATTTACCGTAGAACACTCGACTTTCT